CAACAGAACATTATAAAGACGCTAATCCATTTAGTGAAAAAAATCACCCTATGCGTAGAAGAAGAGTAGATACCAGTATGCCTGAGTGGGAAAGCACATTACGAAATTATTATCTTTCTGATTTTGGATGGGCGAAGAAAGGTAAAGATATAGAAAATGCACACAAGTCTTTCCATACTAATAAAGATAAAACAGGCGTACAGGATATTCGAGAGTTAGTTAAAGTCGGAGAGGCTATTAAGGATAAAACTGGAATAGCAACTGGTAAGAAAGAAGATGAGTTTAAGACTGTAAAAAATGTAAAACACGGTATATATCATGGTATAAATAAAGGTACTGAAAGTCACAAAATGTCTTTCTTAGGTGGTAACGATGGTCATGAAGGTAGTATGAATCATCAAGATGATATAAGAATTAGAGATTTTGAAAGATGGAAAAAAGATTACCCCGAACGTGTAAAACAATTAGAAGAAGATGGTGAGGATTTAGAAGAGACTCATTTTAATGATAGAATGAGAAAGTTAGATAGTAATGATATTTTTGAAGAGAAAATAAATCCTAAGACTAGTACTAACGTTTATGAAAATATAGACAGACGTGGTGAATCTACGTTAGAAGATGTGAAGAAAATACCTCATGGGCATGGAATGGGTTGGGATACATGGAATCATGGTTTAGAGTTCTTGAATCCAAAAGAAAGAAGTTTAGTCATGAAGCATATAAACGAACACGGTACCGATGACCCAGCACATCAATCAGTTACTTTACCTGATGGTCAAAGAATACACATGCATCGAATAAAAGCAAATCTGCAAATGAGGAATAATGCAGAAGTAGACCATTGGACTAGAAGTCAAATGCACGCTGGCCCAAATAAGGCTAAACACATAGAAGCAAATACTGACAATCTAAAAACAGGAACTGAAGGAGTGGTATCTAAGGCATTAAAAGACACATTAATAAAAGATAATTTTCCATATCATGGTGAGCGTTTTAAGTATATAGAAAGAATGGTAAAAGATAAAAAAACTGGTGAATATAAACCGAAACTTGTAAAGACTAAATTGTTTGATGAAACTGCCCATGAAGCGTTAATTAGAAATTTAGAAGAGCATCACGAAGGGGATAAATTACTAGAATACGAAGAAGGGAAATTAACGACTGATGAAGAAAGTGGTGAGACAACAATAGCGCCCGGAAAAAGTAATTTACCACCATTTGATGCAAGAGATATAGGAGAATATCAAAAAAGCCTTAGTCAAGGTAAAACTATGAAAGAAGCATTTGGTAAAAAAATACATGCGGGTAGTGATGTAGTTTTAAGTCCTGAAGGATTACACACTTTAGTAGGATATAATAAAAATGATTTAACTAACTCACTACATCCTATGTTTAAAGGTCAAAAAAAACCTTTCTTAGAAAAAAATATAATGAAAGAAGTTCTGAAAAATATAGATAGAAGTACAGGTATTGCTAATAAATCTAAAGATATAAGGAATGGAATGGGAACGTTTAGAGCACCGAACGGGCCTAGAAAAGATAATCCTCTTTTAGAAGAAGGAGAAGAAAAAAACTACTATGACCATGAAGGTAAACTCAGAACTCTAGCATATCCGTTTTCTCAGTCATTTACTAATCGAGGTGGTGTTGGTAGACCTATTACTACGCTTATGGAAATTTTACATGATTTTAAATCAGAAGGTCTTACATCAAAAGGTGATGTAAAACCTACTTTGAAGTCACTTATAGAATATAAATTAAATCATAATATGGAGAAAGGAATAAGTACCTTGAAAGCAGGTTCTACATCACCTTTTGGTGTTAAAGACGCAGACAATGTGATAGATGCAAACCCTTCTACTGTGGGGGCTTACGGTCACCTTCATTCTGACTACTTACCTACAAAACAACAAAATCATTACTCCGCTTTAGGTATTTTATCAAAAACAGATACAACTTCACACTCTCAAAATTTAACTGGAACTAAAACGGGTAAGGGTAGAAACACCAAAACAAACAGTAGTGACCACGACCATACTCGGTCTCCCGGTTTAGCACCTTTGTTAGAACACGGTCTAGATAAAAAGTATAATAGTTCACTTACTAAATATTTGACGGGCAATCTTACATCTAACGCTTATACTCAGACAAGTGCTAGAAATATAATGTCGAGAGAGAAATATAGTAAATTGACTAAAGAACAACAACAACAATATAATATTCAAGGTGAATCATCTGTTAGAAATTTAGCAGGTGAATCGCATTATCGTGCAACAGTAAATGGTAGTACTAGCCCGCCTAATAACCCAGCGCAGAGATTCTTAAACTTCAAAGATATAGAAAATAATCCTAATTATTTGAGTACAGGTGATGATATAGATGACGTTATGACTGCATTACCATCTAGTTATATTAAAAATCCTAAAGATACTTTACCCAAAGGCTTCTTTGACGAGTTACTATCTATACAAGAAGAATTTGAAAATACAGATGACCCTGAAAAAATAAAATACCTAAAAAGTATGCTTCAGCCATTACAAGAACAATACGCAACTGCAACAAAGAGACAAAGAGAATATGGAGGGCAATCCAAACCACGTGGCGACTTTGGCAATGTACGAAAATACATGGAAGAGGCTCACGGAAGCGATAGAGGCGGGATTGCAGAGATATTTAGAACAGTAATTGCACCTGCAATTCTAAAAAAGAAACCCGACGCATTCCATGAAGATAATCCTAAGGCTTTACTAAATATTTTGAGAGGTGTAAAAGATGCGCAAAGACATCTTTATGTTAATGGAGACCACAATGTAAAGATTAGTGCACACACCCACTCATCCGAAGAAGAAGATATGTCATCTGATATACAATATAATTTAGCAAATCAAATGAAAACTCTAGGCCCATTAACAAATAACGTAATTGACCCAAGTAAACATGGGGTGCAAGATGTATTAGAAATGTTAGATTTACCTAACGAAGATGCTCATAAAGAACATGCTCAAAGATATTTACAAACTTTATCCGGCCCAGTACATGCTTACAGCATAGGTCAACTTGCTACAATGAGTGGCCTTGATGGTAACCCGATGCAATGGAATCCGAAAGATAAAGAAATGTTTGAAGGAAAAGGACACGGCGATGTTCACACTCACTTAGATAATGTATTGAGAGAAGGACAGGCTAGTTTTCCACCTGCTAGAAAAGATACAGGCAACATATACCCTAAAGGACATCCGAAAGAAGGACAAACATCAACAACCCCTAATAGGGATTTTGATAGAGCGCAAGCGTTATTCAAAAAAAATCCTATATACAATGCTCTAGGGTTTTTACATCAAAATGCAAGAAATGAAATGAAGTTAGGGGGATATGGTTTACAATATCACCAAGCACCTACTCCTTTAGGTGTAAAAAGTAAACAAACTAACGCTCATAATAAAAGCAATGAAGGCACTTTATTACACGAAAGTAGAGAAGGGCGGAAGTCATTAGAGTATCACCATGCTAGAAGAAAAGATATGGCTAGTAACATTCTTTCTTTTGACACTAGCCCTGATATTGATTTGAAATCTAAAGTTGAACCTAAAACAATTCACAGCATTGGTTGGGGTAATGAGCAAGTAAAACCACTTAGAAGTCATGAGGGTGCAACTCCAACCGACCAGTTCACCAGCGGTCTAATGGATTGGGGTTGGAGTGGAAAAAAAGCAGAAATTGGTACAGAACACGATTTTGATGGTAACTCTGTTGTAGGCACTAATATGAGTGAAGAGAACTTCCCTTCTGTGCCTTTTAGTTATCTACAGTCTTTACTTCGAGATTCACATTCGCCTGAAAATATACAATCTATGTTAACTAATGCAGAACCCTTTACTCAATATCCCGCACAAATGACTCAAAATATTGATGGTGAAACACCAAGTGATGATTATCAGAATGTATCTAAAGCAGATTTACCTAAAGAAATACCACTAATAGAGCCACTACATAGAATCTTTGAACTTAAAGACATGTCTGAATTAAGAGGCTTTACTGGTGAATGGGTTGTGTCTATTCACAAAGATGGTACAAGATGTAAAGTTAGTAAAAAGAATGGTAGAATAGCAATAGAAGACGAAAATGGCGTGAAGCAATCTTGTAGTGATGAATTAAGAGATTCATTCAAAGCGGCGTGTAAGAAAAATTATGTTGTTGACGGAATAATGGATGATGGTGATTTCTATATTAATGACATTTTGTCATATGATAAGGATGAAGTTACTGAACTAACTACAAGAGAGCGCATTAAAATCTTAAGAGGGCAGTTTGAGAGTTACCACCCTGTATTCATACCTAGTCCATCTGATATTAGAATTACAGATGAAGTTGGACTAGAAGGTGCGGTAAAAGAATTGGGTAAAGATTCTGATAAGTTATTGCTTCGTGATGCAAAGTCTACTTACATGAAAGGAGAAGAGAAGCATCCAAAGTGGGTATTACTTGCTAAATCTGATATTTTGTACCATGTGCCTTTTACTATGGAGATTGATGATAGTCACTTTATCATCAGATTACCCGAAGATGTTGTGAAATACGATATTGTAGATGAGAAGGCCGTGAACCCTGTAGCCGCTATCGGTGAAATAACCAATTCGGATTACTCTATACGGTTAGCAAAAAGCCTTGAGTCTTATTGGCAAGACGGTTTAATTGAATTGTTAAAAGAAGAAACGCAAATTGAAATACAAGAGAAGGTAGGGGAAGAGACACAGATTGAACCTGAGTTAAACGAAGAAGAGATAGAAGAAGAAAGCGCTGGCATCTTGAAACCTAAGAAAGATAGAAACTTAATTATGAAGCCAAACGATATGGCGAAGGCGCTATTACTAATTGAAAGAGCCTTAGATAAAATGCAAAAAGGCCATAGTAACATGGCTGGAAGAGGATTAGGAATAGATGTTGGGGGCGGTGTTGAAAGCCCTCGTGGACCTACTTCTCTTACGGCAGAGCAGGCTTTGCCCGATTGGGATATGAAGAAGCGCCCTACTGAGGACTTGGAGAAGCCGGAAGATTATCCGGGTAGAAAACAGAAAAAGAGGCAATCCGTAGAGCAGTCTAGCGTTTTTAATGAAAGAAGCCTTGATGAGTAGTCCCGTAGCATATATGTAGTAAGGTTTTACGTATGGTGAATTAGTGTGCTCGGTAGTCAACAACTATTCAGAAACGGCGATGGCCCAATTAGTATCCTCAAGGGTGCTAATGACCTCATCGTTGCTGGTTATGCCAGCGTTGAAGTTGTAGACAAGCAAGGCGACGTAATAACAAAGGAGGCATTGAAACACGCATTTCGGAAATTCATGGAAAATCCGTCATACAGAAATGTTCAATTGGCTCACAGTAATATACAAATTGGAGACGTTGTACCGAATTACACAGATAATGAAGGGAGGTTGTGGAAAAGCGAAGTCGATGATGTCGGAATGTTTGTAGTTGTAAAATTACGAGACGACATCGAGAAAGCAAAAGAGGTTTCAGCAGAAATCAGAAAAGGCGTTCTCAGAGGATTCAGTATCGGTGGTCAAGCGTTTAAAAGAGTCAGAAAATCAGACCCAAAACGAGGAGACTACCAAGAAATAAGCAAACTGGAACTTCATGAAATAACGATTTGTGAAAAAGGCATCAATCCCGAAGCAACATTTAGCATACTAAAAGAAGATAACAACACGGAAGTGAATAAAATGACAGAAACAGAAAATGATAATGAAATGATGAAACAACTTGGTAGCGTACTTTCGCGTTTAGAAGGTCGGCTTGACGATATGGAAAAGGGCGAAAAACCTGCTTTCCTTGAAGAGAAGAAAGACGACGATAAGAAAGATGACAAGAAGAAAGAAGAAGTAGCGGCAGTAGAGGAAGTAGAAAAGTCAGAATACTCTGATGTAATTACTTCTGATTACCTTAACTGGATGGAAGACACTCTAAAGAGTGCTGGAGTAAATACTGCCGAGGCACGTACTCACTTCGACGACTTAGAGAAAGCCAACCTAGGCTCTACACCTGAAGAAATTCAGGCTAACCACAAAGGTCTAACTGGTCAAGCACCGGGTAGAACACAAGAAGGTGGAAACCCATCAACCGGTGCTATCGCAGCAACCACAGGCGGTGGAGTGAAGAAATCAGATTTCATTAACCCAGCATCACTTACAGACTCAGACATTGAGTCTGCGTATGAAGTATACAAAGCAGCGGCTCTTGAAGAAGAGTTCCGTGGCTCTCTAGAAAATGATTTCGCATCTCGATATGCGTCAGAGCGTACAACAGAAGTTGCAAAAGCAGAAGCAGCAGCATATGATGCACGTGGACCACTAGATGAGATAAACAAAGCAATCAGCGCACTTTCGGAGCGTATTGAAGCAATCACCACTCCAACAGAAACTGGAGAGCAAATCACAAAATCGGATGCTGATGCACCAACACTAACAGTTCCTTCAACAGAAGATTTAGCAAAAATGTCATGGGATGAAGTTCATAACTTGGCATCTAAGGCTTTTGAGTGATATAGAATATAAAATGGAGATGAAATAAAATGGCACGAAATTACGTACGAACAATAACAGACATGGAAAGATACTACTATGGAGCAGGTAACGCAATGGGTTACTCATACTCAGGTAGTGAATTACTCAAGGCCGACAGCCCTATGCTGTCAACAACAGGTGGTACATACCAAGCAATCTATGGTCGCAAAGTATGGTCACAATTAAATCAAGAATTTAACGCATTCTCTATCCTACCAAAGAAACCATGGGATAGAAGTGGATGGCGAGTTATCACCGATAGGCCAAACAGCGGAGCAATTGCTGGTAGCGGTATTGCTGAGAACGGCACACTACCTGAAACTATTAAACCAGCATTCCAACATGTGGCAGCAAAACCTAAGACTATCGCTCACACATTCGATATGTCTGAAACTGCTATCTTCCTTGCTGACAAGGATGACGGAATGGGCGATATTCGCTCAGTCATGAAAGAGGAAATGGGTAAACATCACGCAGAAGTCATCAATAAGATGATGTGTGGTGACGTTGACACAGTAGCAGGCAATAATTTCGAGTCTCTTGACCGAGTTACTGCTGGATACGCTGCCGGTGCTGCATCTAAGACTGGACTAAGTACAGACGGTGATGCAATAAACGCAAACGGTGACCTAGACATATACAGTATTAGCAGAAGTGCAAATACATGGTCTAACGCTGAAATGAGTGTAAACGCAGTAGGTGGGACGCAAACCGATAGAACACTTTCTCTAGACTTATTAGATGAGATGTTCCAAAAGATGTGGATTCGTGGTGGAAACCCGAAAGTTATGTTAACTGGATATGATACTCTAATGAGAATCCAGCAACTTCTACAATCACAACAGAGGTTCATGGAAGAGAAGAGAGTTACCCCTACCTACAACGGTGTAAAGGGTGTACCCGGAATCGAGGCTGGTTTCATCGTAGCAACATACAACGGTGTACCAATCATTCCTACAAAGAACATGGCAGCAGACACACTATCAAGAGTTTACTACCTAGATACAGATTACTTACACTTCAGCACAGCAATTCCAACACAATACTTTGAGAGTGGAATAGAAACTGGTGACCCATTCGCAATCAACAGACTGGGCCAAGAAGGACTATACCGTACTATGGGAGAACTATGGACAACTTTCTTCGGAGCACAAGGGAGCGTAAGAGACCTCAAATGAGGTTGTCTTGGAGATAATAAAGGAGTGAAAAGATATGGCAGATACATTAACATTAGGCGGAACAGCGACAGCGGCATTAGT